GATGATAACACCAGAACGATTGCCGGGCGTTGGTTCATCCAGCACGGAATCGCCAATGTCTATTTCCAAGCCCGCCATTTATTTTGTCCCCATATCCCCGTTAGGCAATTCAAACAGTTGGCCGGGAAGCAGCGCGTCAAATTCTTTTTGGGTAGTGACCAACATACGCATCCCCTCGCGCCCTTCCAGCGACCCTATAATCCGGTCGTAATCCTTCCAGATAGGAACCAAATCAACAATCGCTTTTGCCGCTTCGCTTCTATCTTCTGCGGAAAATCCGGTTCCCTCCCCGCCTTCGGCAACAGCGTTTGCGCCCTGAATTGCTTGTGCAATCAAACTGCGCATTTGTTTGAATTGGATTGTGGCGCGCGGCTTACCTGTGAATACGCTGGCGGGTGTGGCGGTCAAATCCTCGATCCGTTGCCGCGTCAAATTCGATGGCCGCCCCGCAAATTCCGCTGAAAGCGCCAACATGGTGCGGGTGCCTAGATTGGTGATTGCCTGAATGGCTTCATCAGTCGCACCAGCCGGCGACGCATTCGATACAGCGCCAGCAATGGTGTTGATCAGATTCAAACCGAAACCGGTGCCACCAAATGCCATGCTTGGATCAATAGCAAAGCCCATATCTTCCAAAACACCAGCCGGAATTATAGAAGGCATTTCTTCATCCAACGACGTTGGCGTGTATCGTTCGCGCGTGATCTTATTGACAATTTCAGGAATTCCGGTTTGCTGATTATTGTGCAATTCAAGGACACCGGCGGCCAGCGCGGCGGCGACGTCATAAGGCACCTGTTGGGTTTCCTGTATGAATTTGGCTTTCTGTTCCAAGGGGGTAAGGTTGCTGTCTGGGTTACGTTTCAAATCTGCGACAAGTTGGTCGAAATGTTTGACCCTGGCTTGTTCCAGATCAATTTGAGACTGTTGAACTTTTCGGGAAAGAGCGGTGGTGGCCGGATCGTTTATCGCGGCGGCGCGCGCGTTGGCCAATCCGGCGGCGGCGGTGGCTTGTTCGGCCTGTGCTATCGCCAATTGTGACGGATGTTTCCCGGCTTCAATTTCAGCGTCTATTCGTCTAACTTCGGCTTGTGCTTGGGCAACGTTTGCTTCGTCCACGGCGGTCGGCACACCGACAATGCTTGCCTGCGCCGTCGCCAATTTGTTTCGCGCGTCGGCTGACCCGGCAAGAGCCTCGTTTAGCCGAACCTGAGAGTCTGGCAATTCGTCGGCCAATCCTACACGTCCGGTTTGGGCTTCTATCAATGCGGTGTTGGCAGTTTCGGACGCGGCTTGGGCTATTCTAAGTTCTTGTAAAGCATTTGCCGCATCTTCGCCCGTGGCGTTTTCTACTGCCGTTTTCGCGTTGGCAAGGTTTGCGTCAGCGCCAGCTTTGCCCGCGAGCGCCCTATCCAGCGGGGTTTCAACGCCCACTTGGCCGGTTGTTGCACGGTCCAGCGCGGCGGCGGCAAGGGCGGCATCTGTTCGCGCCGCGTCCAAATCTATTCGTGCGCGAACCGCATCTTCGCCGGTCGCGTTGGTAACGGCCGCCTCCGCATTCCGAACATTGGCTTGTGCAAGTTCATTTTTCGTTTTCGCGACCTCATAATCGCTTGGGCCGGCTGCGGTTTGTGCGGCAATTGCCTGATCCATAACTTCCTGCCCGTGTGCCTCGTCATAAATACCAGCTTTGATATTGGCGGCGATCCTGCGTTGCAACGCCTTCAACGGGGTTGCATTTGCCGCTGCGGCTGCCCTTGCCGCCGCTATTCTTTTCGCTTCGGCTGCGGCTTTTTCGCGATCTGCACGGGCAAGCAACATACTGCCAACTTGCGGATTGCGCGCCATGACCATCGCAGTTGCCCGCGCCCGGTCGATTTCTGGTGTCGAGTCCCGAACGGCTTGGCCCGTTACCTGCATTCGGGATAATTCCAAAGACAGTTGGTCGGGATCCATATTGGCGAGTTGAACAATGCGCTGAACGTCGCCACCTTCGCCGTTTACGCGGCCAGCCTCGGCACTCAACCATTCGACTCTGGCGTTGTGATCTGGAATGCCTTGCAATTCAGCCGCTAATGCCATGCCATCGCTGGCTTGTTCGCGCATTTCCGCAATTGCTCCCGGGTCGTCGCCGGTTTGGCCTATCATTTGCGCCAACCCCGGCGCTATACGCCCGAGAATACCCATGGCGCCCGTGGCCTCTGGTTTTTCCGGCATTGCGCCGAAGCCCATTCCCGCAAGAATACCGGCTTCGAGTTCGTCCGTTTTGGTTTCTTCGCGTTTCCGGTCGCTTAATTCTTTGAAACCAAGACCGAACGTTTCCCCAATGTCGGAAACAAAGGAACCGCCGTGAACGTTTGCTAGTGTAGCCATTTCATTAGTTCCCTAAACGCAAATGATCCCAAGATTGGGCTTCGGCTGATTGGGCATACACAGCATCAGACGCGATCTTGGCATCCAGATCAGACTGCAATTGCGCCAGAACAGCCGTATAATTAACCACTTTCAAGCCGTGTTCTTGGCCCACAAGGTCCGGGTATAGCGCCTGAATATCGCCAGCCATAAATCCAACGCGCGGGCTTTGTTCAATTATTGTTCCCGCCGCTTCCGGTATCCAATCCCATTCGTAATAAGACAACGCGCCCAATTCGCCGATTTTCACAGCGTTGGTTTTCAAGCGTTCGTCTGAAAAGAAAATCCCGGCCATCAATTTGCCAACCTGGCTGGCCCCTTGGGCTTGTGCTTGCGCGTCTGTAACAATGCCGCTGGATATGTTTTTGCCTTGGGAACCAAACATATTGCTAATAGAGCCGCCCGCGCCAAGCGCCTGATTGACTAAACCCCCGGTTCGCCCTGCCAGCATTTGTTCAATAGCCAAGCCAATGTCTTGCGGAACGGCGGCGGCCGCGTCCATCGCTGTGCCTGACCGAGTTAGCCCACCGGCGGCGAGTTGGCCTTGCAATGCGGTTTGGCGCTCGTCGATCAAAGGATTAAGCGCGCCGCCTTCAAATATCTCCTTTAGCCGTTTGCCAAAGCCTTCAATTGTCGAACTTTTCGCCATGGCGCCAAGCTGTTCTTTGCCCGCGTCAAAAAACGGGGACAACATATCAATGCCTTTTTGGGTCATTTTGTTGGCTTCGGTCGCAGCGCGCGACCCTGCGGTTTTCTTGTCTTTGGCCATTTTATGCCGCCTTTTTGTAAAGATTGCGCTTTTCCACGCTATAGCACCTTAAACCGTCGCAATCAATTTGTTCGAACACGCCGCCAACATGCACCGCCATAACGCGGGCAAGGCGGTTATCTGCGGGAATACGCCCACGAAGAATTTCAACGTCGGTGTTTTCAAACATCCAATCAAACGCGGCCCTATATGCCTGTGACGCCCTTGAACCCCGACACGCCTCACCAAGTTCAACATGCATCAACCGCCCGTCCTGGTCGCAAGGCTGAAAGCAGAACGCGCCGACGTCCTGGCCGCCGTCCACCACAATCAAATAATAAACGTCCGGGAACGGCAACAATAACCACCCAGGCGCTAGTTTCTTGACGCGCCGGTAATTATCAGCGCGCACAATCATTACGACACAACCGCCCGGTCAGTTACCCGGCGCCAATCCGTCAAATCTGAGAATGCCACCACTGCACCGCCTGTTTCATCTGTGACCATGATCAAGCCATACCCCGTCGTTGCGTCTGGGACGGTTGCAACAGTGTAATCGGGAAGCGTGCGCCGGTCGGCGTTCATAAACTTGGTTATATCATCCAGATAGTTTTGCAATGTCTGGGTTGCTCGGCCGTTTTGATCCACAAGAACATGTCCGTGTTGCGGGATAGTGACTATTTGTGGAAATTTCCCCGGCATTAGCGGAAACTCGCATATGCAGTATCGATACCAAAATCAACATCCTGCGTTGTTCGTATTTTGAAGCCCATAAACCCGTCGAATGTGCCAAGCCCGCCCGATTCATTCCATTCCAAATGTTTGTCGTATTCACCCGACAAGCCAAGCGAACGGTAGACCATAGGACCAAATAAAACGTTATCTTTGCTCATGGATATTCCGACCGTGCGATCAGGAACGGTTAGCTTGGTTGCCGTAACATTATCAACATGGAAGGTTGTACCAGTTTCAAAATTTCGAAATGATATTGTTATTGCCGCATTGCGCAACGTGGCCGTGTACGTGCCACGGCCGTTGACCAACCGAATGTTGACTATTCCGCCAAGTGGGTCCGTAAAATAACAGCGCTGGTTTCCGGTAACGTCGCTAATATCAAAGTCAAACTTAATCTTGTCGCCAATAACGTTGTTGGTCCATTGCTGTGTTGCCCGCGCAATTCCGGTCGTATTGGTTATTGCCATTTTTCCGGGGGATGCCCAAGCAATTGCGCCGCCAACGGCGCTATCATCGGACCAACTGGTCAAATCCGTTGGAAATGCTCCGTTCAAAACAATATCCGGTCCGGTAATAACCCCTTGGATGTAGCCTTGACTTATATCAATGCCCATTGTTTGGCAGGCAAAATAATCCTTGTCTTCTTGTTCGAACCCGGCCGCAATTTCTTTGGTGATGGTCGTTCCATAATCGCTGTTGATTTGTGCCAATTTGCCAATATTGCCTTCGTGAGCCGTGAAATATTCACCCTCGAATTGGGCGATAAATCCGCCGTGCCACGGGCTCGAAATGCCGCCGACAATTGTGTCCATCACAAACCAATTGCCATTGAAAAAACCAAAACTGTGGCGGCCAAGTGTGAAGGTGGCAACATCATAACCGTTCCAAATAAAGCGTTGGGCAACAGCTTCCGCCATATCTGACTCAGTGTAACTTTTCAAAATCTTGTCAATGCGTGAGTTTGAAATCTTGGGGGCGTCACCATTACCAACCTTGAAAATGCCGTGGCCCTGTTTTTTCTTTCGTCCGAAAAATAAAAAAGTTGTTCCATAATCCAGAAGGCCGCCAATCACACCGTTAGGAATGCGCGCGCCTGATACCCGCCCGAACGGGTTTGGTGACTGCCCGTTGTCGCGAAACAATTCAATGCTGTCCGTCCCGCCTATGCAAAGCGTGTTGGCAATTTCAAACACAACCTTGTTTTTATCTGGCAATTCTTCGGCGTCAAAGAAACTAGTTCCGCCAACCGTATCCGCAGCACCAACATCCGAGAAAAACGCCGGGTCGCCATCGCTTGGGATGTAAACAAACCGCCCGTTTATGTGGGCGACAGAATTGCACGGCACAAAATTGGAATTGCCATCAATGCGCGTGAGAACATCCGTTTTGCTCAATGAATAGATTGCGCCGCCTGGAACCAAAATAACAGCATGGTTGAATCCTATTGCCGTGACAATATTAGCAGAACCAAGAATGCCGGTTCCGTTGGTTGAATAAGCACCAGTTTCGGTGTTGCTGATTTTTATAAGATCATTGGTAACAACTTGATAAAGGCAGTCATTCCAAACAAAACACCCGCGAGCAATCTTGCCGGTTGTGTTTAGAGCCTCAATGCCCGGACGGGAAACAATCACGCCGTCGCCGTTGTTGAAGCAATTTGTTAGCGACCTGTGTGTGTGTGGTGAACGGTCTTCGCCCTCAAAACCTTCGGGCAATGGAATGCGCGGCATCGTTCAGACCCCTAATTTTTGACCGTTGCGTCCTTACCAAAAAAGGCCCGCGATCTGAAACCCCTATCAGAACCGGCGCCACGCGGCAACGTGGACGACACAACCTTGTTGGGGATTGGAATTTTTCGATAAACCTTTTCGAGAAAGTCCAGGCTTTTTGCGGCGTTTGCGGCCAGCGTTCCCGAAACAATTGTTTTGCCGTTGTCAAATTCCGCCGCCATTGCAATCGCCAGATTGTTCGTGATGGCGTTTCGCATGTCGATGGACTCGCTCAAATCATCGGCGGGTTTTTCCAAAGGCACAGTGCCAAGAAAAATACTTCTCGAAAGCCATTCTTCCACCATGGAATTCAAAATACCCATGGCAATAACAAGATCGTCGGGCGACATCGGGGATGCTTTTGAATGCACCCCGATCTTTCGCCCGGCGTCCTGTATTATGGCTGTACCCGTTGACATAAATTAAGCTGTCAGCGGTCCAGTGGTTAGACCACCTTGGCCAATGAGAGCCCAACCAAGAGCGTCAACCCACATCAAGGTCACGGTATCGCCGGCATCGGCAAAGGTTGCCGTTGTCCAGCCAAGCGCCGTTGCGGGGGTCAAGGTCATGTTGCCACCGTCCACGATCAAACAGATGATCTTGATTTGGCCATCTGCGCCATCGGCCAGCGTCACCGCGTCGGCGCCGGTGCTGGTCACGTTGGTAATCATGTCGGTAATGTTAGCCGCACCTGCGCCCGATAGGGCTTGAATGCCGGGGCCAGCACTCAACGTGCTGCTAACCGTGACCACATTGGCAGAGGTAATGCCTTCGACTTGAACCATGACCGCGCCGTCTGTCCCGGATAAAAAGATAATATCCCGAACTTTAAGTTTGTAAGCGAGAGTATCGAAGTAACCGCTCGCCATCATGGTTGCTACTGTGTCCGCGTCGGACCATTGGGTGTAGGTTTGGCCGCCGCTTTGAGAGTTGCCGGGGCCGCCTGCTTCTTTGAAATTATCGGCTGAAAAGGCCATTGTGTTTCCTTACTTTTTTTTGGGTTTGGATTTTTCGGCCGCTTTTTTCACGTCCGCCAGTTGTGCTGCCTTGGCCATTTCGGGCGTTTCTTGCCACCCGTCAGCGTCGGCGGCTTCCAAATCCTCCTCAGTGTAGAAAATTTGCGCAACGTCCTCACCGTCAACATGTTTGTAACGACACGTTGGCCCGAATTCGCTCATTGAAGCCATAACTAAAAATCCTCTTGTTGGTTGTGACGCGGCGGATTTCTCCGCCGCGCCGTGAAACTTATTTGACCAGGTTGCCGCACATATCATTGATAAGCACGTTGGCGGTCATCCACATCGTTAGACGATAACTGGTAGACAAGCCCGCGACTTCGGCGCCCTTGGCAAACAGAATTTCAATCCCGCTGTCGGTAGTTTGACGCATTGTTGAAACGCCCGCGCTGTCCAAATCCATCGTTGCAAGCGAGCCGTGAATGATTTCCACAGCATCGTTCATAAAGAAGATATTGGACGGTTGATCCGCTGTCAGGTTCAAGAACGTGATCGCTGCACCATCGGCGGGGATTGCAGAGCAGTTCGCATAGTCGGTGTTGGCTTGTGCGCCACCGCCGCCACCGTCCACGATAATCGCGGGGGTAATAGTGATGGTTTGCCCACCAGCCGCAGCCGCCGTCGATGTAACCCGGAACGTCTGCAATTGCGCAGTTGTGTTCTTGTGGATCATCCCGATTGCAAACACACCAGCAATTGTGAAGGCGTCGCCCTCATTCACCGCGTTCGAGCCGGTTTTGATAACCAATGATTGCGTGCGGTTGTCTTGGTTGTTGCCGTTGGCGTCGGTCGCGACAGGGTCGTGATCCTGGTTTGCACCGTCGATCAGATACCCGGTTGCAGACGTCAACGCCTGGTTGGGCATGAAGTTTGCCTTGTGGCTGTCAAACGTCGCAATACGCGGAATGATTGACCGTTCATACGCTGTCAGCGAAACACCGGTTGGCGGGGCATCGCGGCCGGCAAGTGCGCCAGCTACAGAGTTATAATCGGTCGGGTTCATAATCATCGTGCGCGGCGCCATGATATTCACGTCGCGAATGCTCATTTGCTCCTCACACTGCGCGACGTGGGCATAAGTCGAAATCGCCCCGCCGTTTTTGATAAACAACGAACCTTTCTTGGCAACTTCCGTTGCAACAACGTTGTCAACCGTTGCGGAAAGCTGCTGAACGGCGCCTTGTGCAATGCGGTCGCGTTGCTGTGGGTCGTTCAGTTCGACCGCGTTCATTTTGAACGGTACGTTGCGAATGTGCGACGGTGCGCTGTCATTTGCGTTAAGCGTCGATGGGACGGTCAATTGCGTGCGATCCGCAAATTGGGAAGCTGAAAGCACAAGGCCCTCAGTTCCAACAGGGATGTAAGGCAATGGACGGTGAACCGAAAGGGCCGAACGTTCCAGCGCCGTTGAAGGCGGGCAGAATTTCGAGACTTTCCGGGCTGTGATGTTGTTGGGGTCAAAACCCTCAAGAACCTGTTCGAAGAAGATAACTTCTTCTGTGGCAAATGCGTTGGCCATGGTTTGCTACCTTATTAAGCGGCCGCCAACCTGTCTCGTTCCTTCTTTTTGTGTGCAATCACGGCGTCCATGTTTCCATCAACAGCCGCTTGAGCCCGCAATTGGTCCAACTTCTTTTCGTATTCGTTGGCGCCAGTGCCGGCCGGTACTGCACCCTCCAGAGGTTCGTCAGGGTTAGGGGCATTATTTTGCCCGACCGCGTTTGCATCTTCCAATTTCAAACGGTCAAGCTGTCTAACGCCATGAACAGGATCGGTCGCAAACAAATCACGGAAATATTCAAGTTGCCCTGGGTTTTTACCCAAATAGTACATGATCAATTCGGAATTCTCGTATTCCTTTATGATCGCCTTGGTGGCAGCTTTTCCAAGCCCATCTATCGCGATGCCTTCTACTTCATCAAAGTCCGTTGCGCCAAGTTTGTGCGCCCGTTCGTAGTGGGCGGTTTGTTTGGCTTCGGTTGTTCGATCAAGAGTCGGGGTCAGATTGGGTTGTTCTGACAATTGGCGTTTTACCGTCGCCGCCGTTCTCCTATCAACGTATTCGTCAAGAGCGGCGATATATTTGGGGTCGCCGGCTCCTTCGTCAAAGTTGATTGGATCGGGTGGCT